GCGCCGCATGGCAATTCACCGCGACCCTCAGCAACCCTGGCACAGTCGGCTACCCGTTCACGTTCGACCTGACCAGCCTTGCCCGAACCATCGGATCCGTCCCAACGATCACCGCGGGCTGGTTTTCCGGTGGATGGGTTGAGTTTCAATCTGGTGCGAACCTCAGCCGTCGGGCAATCATCGACAACACCGCGCCAGTCTCAGGGGCGTTGACAATCACGTTGGCAAGAGATCCAAGCCCGTTTCCGCCGTCGGCCTCCGCAGTAAAACTCTACCCGGGATGCGATGGGTCAAAAGCAACGTGCACTGACAAGTTTGGCAATTATGCCAATTTTGGAGGGCATCCGTTCTTGCCGGCCACCAACCCGTCGTTGGTAAAAGTCTCGCAGAATGTCGGTGGGGGTAAAAAATGACACCAACATGGTTCACCGAGGAGCGCATCGACGCGCTCGAAGCCGAAGCCGCCACTTGGGTGGGGACGCCGTTTGCGGCCAACTCATCGGCCAAGGGCCTTGGGGTCTCCTGCCATACCCTCGCGGGCGCCCTCTACGCCGCCGTTGGGTGGGGCGACATTCTCATCCCGGACGTGGCAATCTCCCATGCCCGCTTTGGCGAAAACTCGCTGGCCGATCCGTTTTTTGATTCCATGGCCGAACGCTTTACCCAGTTGCCTCACAATTCCGAGATCCTGCCCGGGGACGTTCTAGGGTTCCGAATCGGGCGCATCGTACACCACCTTGGAACGGCACTCCGCAACGGCCGGTTTATTCACGCGCTTGAGGGCCTCGGGACAACAATCTCGACTACCGAGGACGCAACGTATCGCTCGCGGCTCACAACCATCTGGAGGCCGGCACCTTGAAAGGCGAAACAAAAAACCAACCGGACCCCGAACTCAACGACGCCAACACCGAGGCGGACGAGTTCTCGACTAACCAAGAGGCCGTTTCAATTCCTTGGTTTTGCGGTGAGCGCAAACTTGCGCTGCGGTGGGTGTCACCGATCTACAACCAGTTCACGAAAGAGGCTCCGCAGGAACGACCGGGCAAAAAATAGGACTTATCATGGGAAAAGGTGGAGGAAGCGGAACAAAAATTTACGACTACTACGGCACGATTGCCGGGGTGGTCTGCGCCGGTCCGGTGGACGAACTGGTCTCCATCATCGTGGATGGCCGAACAGTTTGGCCGACCGCGACAGCTTGGAACGCCGGACAAGTTTTGTCGGTTGGCGATCTTAGGAAATGGCTTGGCGTGGTCTACAAGGCCACCCAGTCGCACACGACCAGCAACCTCAACAAGCCGCCGACAAGCACCCATTGGGTCCGCTATTCGTTGGTGCGGACTGTTGGACCATCGGCTTCAAACCCGCAGCCGCTGACCATTGACGGCTATGGGGCAGCGTATCTGTACTGGGGCACAGATAACCAAACTCTGGATTCAGTCGGGGAGGCGATCCTTGCAGCAAACGGGCACCCAAATTACCGCCGGCAATGCGTTCTGCTACTCAAGGCGTTTCTGTTTGGCCGAGAGCGCACTTCGGCTCCCAACGTCGAGGTCATCGTTCGACGCAAACCAAACCAGACGATTATCACCGGAGACCCGGCCGCGCTTACCGATGGACAGGCCAACCCGGTGGCCGCGATGGCCGACCTTTACACCGACCCGGTCTTTGGGGCCGCGCTAACAGTTGACGCGCCCGGAGGCCCGGATTCGACAACATGGCAGTCTGCCGCAACCGCGATCCAGAGCAACATTGACGAAACAGGCATCTCGCCCGTTTTGACTCAGGCCAGAAGCCTCCGACAATTCACGGCCGACTTGTTGACCTACTGCGACGGGTGGGTGCGGTTCTCGGCGGCCGGTGAGATCGAGGCCGGGCGGTTCCAACACAACGCAGCGCCGCCCGCATTCACTGCTGCCACGACCATCGACTACCACGACCTCATCGACGAGGTGAGCTACACGGCCGACGGATGGGCCACGACCTACAACCAGACCCAAGTCAAATTCAACGACCGCGAACGCTCCTACAAAGACGGCTCCGTGTCTGTGGTCTCGGGCTACAATTACGTCGTCACCGGAGAGCCGAGGACCGCAAAACTTGACCGCCCGTGGATCACTCGCCGGACCCAGGCATCCGAACACGCGGCCGAATTTCAGAAAATCGTCGGTGAACCAAAACTCTCAGGGTCTTTGGTTGTCCGCGCTGAAAAGGCCGCAAGCATTCGCCCGGGTGACCTATTTCTGCTGACCCACGACGCGCTCTCGGTCTCCATCATTTGCCGGTGCATCGGCAAGGATCTCGCGCAACCGCCCGCCGGCCGAGCAACGATCCGGTTTGAGTCTGACCGAGCATCCGCCCCGGTTCCGTTTGCGCCTACTGGATCGCCAGACGAAGGAAGCGCCTACCCAGACAACGAAACGCTATCGCTCCAACAGTTCTTCCAACCTCCGCCGTCGATGTTTTCATCCGACAACGACGCCGCGGTGGTCCCGTTAATTGGCCGAACATCTACGGTTACCATCGGGGCAAACGTGTGGCTGCGAAAAGATGATGCTTCGGGGTTCTACAACATCGGATCCATCGAGCAATTTGCGATCCACGGGACAATCCAAGCGTCTTGGCCGTATTACAGCCGGGCGACCGCAACCCGAGGCCGCTCGACCAACGTGGCAACGGTGACGACATCGGCAGCGCACAACCTGACGAGTGGGGACGTGGTCACAATCTTTGGGTTTGCCGACCCGACTTTTGACGGTCAGGTCACCGTCACTGTAATTAACTCAACCACGTTTACTTATCCGAACACAGGGGCCGTTGTTGCAACAACCGCAGACACAGGCGGCACCGTGACCACGGGCAACGAGGACAACACAGAAAACCTCCGGGTGACGCTCGACGCCGGAACAGTAGCCGCCGACCTGTCCAAAATGCTGGACACTCAGACCGAGGACGCAATCAACGACAACGCGGTGTATGTCGTAATTCTCAAAGCCTCGGATCGAAAAGTCTTTGAGGTTTCAACCCTGCGGGCCATGCGGGTGATCTCTGGCGATTCGTTTTACCGGCTGAAGGTCCGCCGCGCCCGGTATGGCACCGCGACAAGGACGGCTGACGTTGGGGACAAAGTCTGGATCGGATACCGGTCCGACTTGGTCTCAATGACCCACGAATCTTTCGTTGGCTATCTGGAGGGGTTATCGACCGCAACTTTCCGCCTTCAATCAGCCAACGCCGAATCGGTGGCTGATTTATCCGACACGACGCTCTGCCCAAATATCTCCTACACGTTCGCCGATCCCTACGCGCCGACGACGGTCTTCACTTCGGTCAAATCGGATGGAGTCGAAATGGTTGCCGGTGACTTTTTAACTCACCACCACCCTGACGAACGGTGGACAATCGAAGCCACGATCACCGACGCATCCGCCGACCTTGTTGCGGCTCGCTTGTACGCAAAAAACGGGGCGCTGGAACTGTTGCTATGGTCGGCAGAATACACGCCCTCAAGCCAACAGCGCATCGTTGCAGAGTTCCAGATTCCAACCAACGGAACGTGGCAGGTCTTTATTGCTGGCATCGACGTCTCTAGGCGCATTCGCCAAAAACAACTAACGGTCGGAGGAGGCTCGACTTCGGTATCTATTTTGGTGCAACAAAACAACACACAGACAGCCGCCCCGACGTTTACTCCCGGAGGCGTTGGTTTTCGGTCAGGTCAATTCCCGATTTCCGTGGTTCTTTCCACCACGACCGCTGGAGCTCAAATCAAATATTCAATCGTCAATCTTGGCGCTGCTCCGGGCACTTTTACCAACGTTGCAGCCACAAGCACGACGGTTGTAGTGGGGCGCGACAAGCGGCTCTATGCCAAGGCTGACGTTGGTGGAAACCATCAGTCAGTGCTCCTCTACCACGAATACTACGTCGAGGTTGATACGTTCTATCCGATTGGCACTCAGCCGCCCTGAAAAATAGTTCTTCCCTTTTTCCCATCGTTGGGTTAATGGTTTCTCGACGATGAAGTGCCCGATCTGCAATTCAATATTTGCTGCAAGCCTCCGCGAGATCGCGGTGGAGATGGGGCGTTCCACGTCAAAACAAAAGGCCGCTGCTGCCCGCCTAAATGGCAAAAAAGGTGGCCGGCCGAGGAAGAAAAATGACCGAGAACAATGACCTAGAAATCATGGCAAATGACGCCATTGGTTCAATCGAACGCGCTCAGATCGACGTTCAAATCTCCACCGCCCGCCGGTATCCGCGGACGTTGTCTAAGGTGAAGGAAAGGATGCTTTCCTTTGCCACGCTCGACGAGGAAACGGCATCGTCTTGTTTCTATACGCTCCCAGCCCGCCGAGGTGGGGACGATAAGCCGATTCAGGGGCCAAGCGTCCGAATGGCTGAGATTGCTTTGGCCTCGTACCAGCACGTCAAAGCCGGCTCCCGGATCATCGCTGACGACGGCAAGTTTATCGTGGCTCAGGCCGTGGTCCACGATTTGGAGAACAACGTATCGGTCTCCATCGAGGTCCGCCGCCGGGTGACCAGCAAAAGCGGAGCCCGTTATTCTGACGACATGATCGCCGTCACCGGAAACGCTGCCTGTTCCATCGCCCTGCGAAACGCCGTGTTCCGCGTGGTGCCCCGGGCACTTATTACGCCGGTCTACGAGGCCGCAAAGCGGGTAGCCGTTGGGGACGTCAAGAGCTTGACCACCAAGCGGGCGCAAATTATCGCCCGGCTCAAACAGATGGGCGCGAAGGACGCCGCGATCCTAGCCGCCGTTGGGGCCGAAAAAACCGAAGACATTGACCTTGCCAAGCTCGAAGTCCTGATCGGCCTTGGGACCGCAATCAAGGACGGTGAGATCACGTTGGAAACCGCCTTCCCGGGCACGTCACCGAAGGAGGAGGGCAAGCCAATCTTCAAGGACGAACCGAAGCCGGTGGTGCCCGCCGCCCCAGAACAGCCCGCCTCCGCGCCCGCCACGCCGGAACCAACCAACCCAGCAGGAGACCCCGCAGGAACCCCGCAGGAGCGTCTTGCTGCCATTGTGACCGACGCAGGGTTTACGAT